GGCGTCATTGAACGAATCTGAACTCTGGCATCGGAAACCGGGTCGTCAAATACCGGCTCCCCCGTTGAGGGACTAATGGTTGAATTTTGGAATGGAAACCATTCCCCTTCGTTGGTTTCAAGATTAATCAGCATGACTCTACACTCTTTTCTTTCTGCCTTCCGGCGGTTGTGGGAGGCCCCGTAATGGAGCCTCCCGGTTAATTAACTTACGACCCGGTTCCGACTTGCTCCATTGCCTTGCTCGACACCTGACCACTGAACGAGATGGTGCCGAAGTTGTTTCTCGGAAGCGTAACTGCATTTGCCTTGGTGACGATGATGTAACCGCCTGCGCCCACTCTCCAGAATGTCGAGGTGTTGGCATAGAGATACAGATTGGTCAGATGCGTTCCCGCCTGACAAACTGCCGTAAGAGCCTGCTGCCCTGCGGAGTCCGCCGGGTCATAATTCCCGTTGAACTCAATCGTTCCCGCTTCACCCAGTTCCGCCACTTCGTAAACCTTGGTTCCCGTGTCACCAAACGCGGTCGGGGCCGCTGTCACGGGCAGATTGAACCCGCTCATCGACCACGAAACCATGTTTGCTACGACCACACTTCCGTACATGACCTTTCCATTGACGCCCGAAATTTTCGCCATTTTGATTACCCCCTAATTTCACTGTTATTCGGGCAACAAAAAACGGACGTAATGAGATGGTGAGGCACCTCACTGCCGTCCGTGTTTTGTTCTTACGTCCCCATTAGTCTGGCCGGACTTTTAGGGAACCCTGATTGTTATGCTGCCCGCAACTCCTTCAATACAATTTCCTCTCTTACTTGTGTTTCATCAAAGAAAATTGCCTCCTTCCCGCACTCACCAAAAACTTTTTATTCCCCGTCCGGTGCTGCCGAAGTCATAAACGCCCTGATCTGCCCCAATCTTTCCTCTGCGTCGGGAGACAGACCCAATGCCGTTGAATCCAATTTCCATCTCTCGCTGAATCTATCGTGGAGCATTTTGTAATTATCAATAAAAAGCTGATCGGGGTGCCACGTAAACGGCCTCATGCAGTAATGTTCGCAAAAGGCGTCAATCACCCAAGCCGTCTGATTCTTTTCCCACGCCTGCAAAACACACAGCGTCCCGTAAAGGTCAAAACCAGTCAGTGATTCGTCAAACCGGAACCCCTTTTTCATGTTGACAATGATTACCGCCTCATCAAAACAACATGCCTCATGCGGGAATGAGTGGATGTCCGACGTATTGAAATGGTCGGGGATTCTCATATCGTGGAACTTGCCACAGACAATTCCGCTGGCGTCCTTACCGATGACACCACACACAACCCATGATTCAGGGAGCAACTTGATTTGAGAAAGCATCTGCTCCACCCATCCATATCTGAAATACATATCCTGGTGAACCAAGCAGCAAATGTCCGCGCTTTCGTCTTCGGCTTTTTCAAGAAGGATGTTCAGTCCCTTTGTGGCTGATTCGGGGTTTTGAACAAACATCAAGGGGCTGTTGATCTGCGACCGCCTCAATACTTGGTCGAACCGCAAGGGGTCGTTAATCATGCACCCGAAAACAACCTTTGGGCCGTTATCCCATCGCCCCGGTTCGTAGTAATTAAACAAGGCGAAAAGGTCCGGTCTGTAAGCAATCTGTTCTCCCGCCTCTTTACGCCTGACAGCCAAGCGACCATCACCGCAATGACCCTGTGCGTCATACAAGTATTTTTTAAAGACGTACCCCTTGACGAAAGATTGCTGATTGCTGATCGCTCCGACCTGAACATTCTCCGGGGCGGCCCACAGGGTAAACGTGGGGTATTTCCTGTCCGGTATTACGTTTGTCGGCGTCCTGTGACCTCTTTTCATGGAGATAATCACAATATCGTCATTCATCCATTTGATTTCGTTAAAGACGTTCGGCTCGTACATATCATCGTCGTCAACGGCGACGTAATAATCATCGTCAATGATCTCGGAATGCTCGATAAAATAGTTGCGTTTGATATTCTGAATTTCCATTCCCTCCGGGCCTTTCTTCGATTCCAGGGGAATAATACAGGGGGAAACCCACGGTTCATCAAACTCGATTACCTCATCCGCAAACATGATTGGGTGCAGAATCACATTCATCGGGCGGTAGGCGTCAAGCAATACCTCCTTGTTTTGCGCTCTCATGTATGGCATCACGAGATGGACTTGCGTCATTCCTTGACCCCTTTCTTTTTGCTGTGCATAATTCCGATTCCCTGCGTGGGCTTCTCTGTGTAGCTCAGGCATTCCTTGATGGTGTTATCAGGGTGGTCCTCTTTCAACTTCTTCCAGAAGGCGACCACATCGGGGCAGATCGGCCCCTGAATGTCATGGAGCATACAAATTTTTGCATACGTCCCCACGTTCTCCCAATCCCTTTTAATCCAAGCGGCGGTATGGTCTCCGTCAATAAGGCACAGATCGTACCCGCGCCCGGCCAATTTATCGCTTGTCATGGACTTGAAAGACAGAAAGATTTCCTGTTCGATAATGGACTTGATCTCCGGGTTGAGATGGTTGCCGATGTCAATTCCCAAACACTGAATTGAGGGGTTGAACCGCCTGAGATATTCGGAGCAGAATAGGAAATTACCTCCCTGAAATACTCCGACTTCCAGATAAGAGTTGATTTTGAAGTCACTGACATACACAAGCGCCTCCGCAATCTGCATGGGGGTCTGGTAGATTCCAGCCATATCGACTGACGGGTTTTTGAACATTTCATCATGCCCAAAGGAGTTTGTCCCCCATTGAACCAACCCGAATGCCCGGACAAGATTCGCCACAACCTCGGAATCCTTGAGAACTTCTATGGGGAGCCGCCTGATAAGGTTTTGCACCACTACGATGTTTTTGTTTTTCATTGAATCGGTCCTTTCTCTTCCAGTTCGCATTCCCTGGCTTCCGCCGTCACTTCCCATTCTTCCATCGCCTGATATGCCTCATCAGGTGTACGTCTCCCACAAGGCCGGAAAACCCTCTCGTCGTCGTCCCCCATCACAGGCTGTATTTCCACCCACCTGAATGCTATCCACTCTTCCCTTGTAATCTCTTCTAACCGTTTCTCCATGCTCTTCCTTTCTTATGCCTGATAGGTTATTTCATAATCCACTGCGATATGGACTACGCCGGAACTGCCGTCTTCTAAAACAATGTCCTCTGAAATTGTAACCGTATTCTGCCATGTAAATTGAATCGTTCCGTAACCGGCTATGGTGATCTGCCAGTCATCCAGAAGCGTTCTTAAATCCGCGTAAATCGTGTTCACCGCAGCATCCCCAGCAGAATCAGCCCCGAAGATGTCAAACTGCATCAGGACGCTTTCGCCCTTCCGCTGAAAGACGTTATCGGGGTTCGCCGTGATAATTGAGTAAACGATTCGGGGATAGTCGGGGTTTGTGGCCTTGCGATAGAACACGCGCCCGCCAACGTCGTTATAAGCCGCCGAATCGAGAAATTTCGTGTTTATGTTGTCGATAAGGGTCTGCATTTACGCCACTTCCTTAACCTGTATCTTCCAGTACCTGCCTTCCGGCAGTTTCATGTCGAGGACGGAAACAATGTTCAGGTATCTTCCTTCCCGCAATATTCTCCACGTTGTCTTGATGTTGACCGGCCTCCACCGAATCCAAATAGAACCAGTGATTATCCCCCCTGCCTGCAACGCCGCTATTTTCTCCACGCCGGATAAATCGCGTTTCTGGCCCTTTGCAGTGAATATGGTAGTCCACGTTACGGGGCTGCCAGAGGGAGCTTGAAAAATTAAGTTGTCGCGCAGGTCGCCAAGTCTCATTGCTTCCCCTTTTTCAAAGTAACCCGGAATGGTGCGCTTGTGTCAGAGGCGTTCCGGGTGTTGTTTCAATTCGGGAGCCACCCGAAGCGTTTTAACTCACGGCGTAGGACGCTCCCCTGCCACGGCTAAATGAAATCCATATCGTACAGTCTGCCGATCACGTTAATCATTCTCAGATACGTTTTGTCCTCACTAACGCTCTGCCCCACAACGTCATCCCCCCGGTTCATGTAGTTGTTCGCGCACCATCTCTTCACGGCCTGAACGATGCTCTTCGGCACATCCGCCTGCGTTGCATAGCCACAGGTAAACCGGATGGTGATCGGATTGCTGGGCCAGAGTTCAACTGATGGCCATGAACCCTGGTACGGCAGTACCACAAAGCCGCACTGTTCTCCGTTGGTCTCCACCAGATAATCGGTGTTTTCGGTCATGGTGGTGGTCGTCCCAGCCGAATCTTTGTAGGAAATCGAATCGACGCTGGTAAGGTTTCCGAAGGGAATCTTTATCCGGTCGCCTGTCGGCCAGTCTTTCGGGTAATAATCTATGGTCTGCTCCATGATCTTCCGGCCGGTGTCGTTCTCTACCGACAATCTGCCCGCCGTGATAAGCTCGTTCAGCATATCGTCTTCAGATACATTCGGCTCCCAGACCATGATGGAAGTCCCAAACTCACAAGCGGCTACAAGGGTCTTCGCCACGGTTCTGATATATTTCTTGACACCTGTGTATTGGATCTCCTGAATGACGGTATCGTTTGATTCCGTGACCTGCGTAAAGGCCCCAGACGACCAATCGGTATAGGGGCCGGTAAGAACATCGGACTCCTGAATTTTCACGTCCACGGTGCCGCCAGCGCCGTTGTTCACGGGGGCCAGATAGACAACGGAAGTATGCCCCAAAACTTCAACGGGAGTCCCCAGCGCCATATATCCGCCGTTGTACGTGGTGGCGAAGGTAGGGTAAGACGCGCCCTGATCCGCCAGTTTACCCGCAACGCCAGTTACGCCGACAATCTCTCCGAGGGTAAAAGAACCAGACCTGCTTTTAACAATGAAGGTTTTGGTGGTCAAAACAGTTACAACAACGCAGGTCTTGGAAGAGGTCTGCCCGGTGATTATGTCACCCACCGCCCACGCTGTTGCCGGAGCCACGTCCAGGGTCATCAGTTCGTAGTCTATGGGGTACGACCCGGAAGGCAAACTTACGTTCATGGTCGAATCGGAGGCCATTGTGCCTGAATCAATCCCAAGAAAAATCTTCAGGTCGCTCAATGGAACCGGCTCTAATGTCGGCTGTGTG